ACAAAAGATCTTCCTGTTCTTAAAAATGAGAGAGCAATCATAAGATCAGTGAGAAATATCGTTGAAACGATACCTACTGAGAAATTTTTTAATTCTGTATTTGGTTCTGACGTATATCGTAGTTTATTTGATTTTGTAGACTTTGGTACTGCATCAATCATACAAGAACAAATCAAAACTGCCTTAAATAACTTTGAGAGAAGAATTGATAATGTAAAGGTTGAAGTTGAACCTCGTCCTGATGATAATGATTTTGAAGTTACAGTAATTTTCGATATTATAGGTCAAGATTTCCCTACACAAGAGTTTTCATTCATTCTCGAAGCAACAAGATAAAAAATGCCAATAACCAAGTTTACAAATTTAGATTTTGATCAAATCAAAACCTCAATCAAGGATTATCTCAGATCAAACAGCGATTTTTCCGGATTTGACTTTGAAGGATCGAACTTTTCTGTATTACTTGATACTTTAGCGTATAATACATATATTACTGCATTCAACTCAAATATGGTAGTGAATGAGTCATTTTTGGACTCTGCAACGCTCCGTGAGAACGTTGTTTCACTTGCACGTAACATTGGGTATATACCACGTTCTAGGTCTGCTGCAGAGGCAGTAGTGTCCTTCCAATTAGACTTAGGTGATGCATCATCTGGTGCAGCATATGGCACTACAGTTGAACTCACAAAAGGTTTAGTTTGCACTGGTAGTATACAAGACTCTTCATTTACATTTTCAATATCTGAAAATATTATAAAACCAGTTGTAGTTGAGAATAATAGATATATTGCAAATTTTGAAAATATTACTATTAGTCAAGGCACATATCTAACAAAGAAATTCACGTTTGATAATTCTTTAGATCAAAGGTTTATTTTAGACAACTCTTTCATTGATACTTCAACAATTCATGTATATGTTGAAGGTGACACTAAACGCGAATATTTAATTTCTGATGACATTTCAAACATAGATTCAAGTTCAAGAGTTTATTTTCTACAGGAAGTTCAAGATGAAAAGTATGAAATACGTTTTGGTGATGGAATCATAGGTAAAAAGTTAGGAAGTCAAGAAGATGGAGTTAACATTACTGTAGATTATATTGTATCAGATGGTGTAAGTGGTAATGGGGCATCAGGATTTTCATTCTCTGGTAATGTTATAAAGACTTCAAATGGTGTTTCCGTTGGCATCGAAACTCCTGTTGTCACGACTATAACTGCATCACAAGGTGGTGCTGATATAGAACCTATAGATTCAATAAAGTATTATTCACCAAAAATTTATTCGGCACAAAAAAGAGCAGTAACCCCAAGAGATTATGAAGCAATAATCAAACAAATATATCCAGAAACAGAATCAGTTGCAATTGTAGGTGGAGAAGAATTAGATCCACCAGAATTTGGAACAGTTCAAATAAGCATCAAACCAAAAGGTGCTACATATATTTCCGATTTTTCTAAGTCAAGAATATTATCACAACTTAAAAAGTATACAGTTGCAGGTATCAGTCAGAAATTAATTGACCTTAAAATATTATATGTTGAACTTGATATTTCAGCTTACTACAATTATTCTCAGATTTCTACAGAGGACACATTAAAAAGTAAAATCATCAATTCTTTAACCAAATACTCTCAATCTGTTAACTTCAACCGTTTTGGTGGGAGGTTTAAATACAGTAAAATGTTACAAGTTATTGACAAAACTGACACAGCATTGACAAGTAATATCACAAAAGTCATCATTCGAAGAGATTTGAAGGCAACAGTGAATCAATTTGCTCAGTATGAGTTATGTTTTGGAAATCGTTTTCATGTAGATCCAAATGGTTATAATATTAAATCAACTGGATTCTTTATTGCTGGTGAGTCATCTCCTGTATACATCACAGATGTACCAAATGCAGATGGTCAAACAGGTGTGTTATCAATCGTAAAACCAATTGATGATGGTCAAATAAGAGTCGTAAGTAAATCTGCTGGAGTAGTTGATTACATTCATGGTGAAGTAAAGTTGACAACAATCAATATACAATCAACTGTTAAAGAAAATAATATTATTGAAGTTCAGGCATTCCCAGAATCAAATGATGTAGTTGGATTACGGGACTTGTATCTAGAATTAAGTGTTTCAAAAAGCACGATAAATATGTTGAGAGATGTTATAGCATCTGGTGACGAAATATCTGGAACTCAGTTTACTAGAGATTTTTATACATCAAGTTATTCAAATGGGAATTTAATAAGAGAGTAGTATGATACAAACAGGTATTGAATCTAGAGTTAAAATACAAGATGTAATATCTTCTCAACTTCCAAATTTTATTTTGGATGAGAGTCCAAAGACTGCTGATTTTTTAAAGCAATATTATATCTCACAGGAGTACCAAAGTGGGGTAGTGGATATTGCTGAAAATTTAGATCAATATCTTAATCTTGACAATTTAACCCCTGAGGTCGTAGCAATAAATCCTACATTATCTGTAGGTATTAGTACACAGACAGTAGATACTTTATCAGTTTCAAGCACAAAGGGATTTCCTAGTCAATATGGATTGTTAAAAATTGATAATGAAATTATCACATATACAGGACTGACAACAAATACATTTACAGGTCTTACTCGTGGATTTAGTGGTATATCATCATACCATACAGATTTAAATGATGAGGAATTAATATTCAGTCAAACAAATGCAGGTGTTCATACTGCAGGGTCATCAATACAAAATTTAAGCACTTTATTCTTAAAAGAATTTTATGACAAGTTCAAACGTACATTTGCACCAGGATTTGAAAACTTAAAGTTTGAGAGTAATTTAAATGTTGGAAATTTTCTAAAAGAAATAAAATCATTTTATGAATCAAAAGGAACAGATGATGCAATTAAAATACTATTTCGTGTTTTATATGGTGTAGATCCAAAAATTCTTAATTTAGAAGATTATCTGCTCAAACCATCAGCAGCAGAATATTTAAGAAGAGAAACAGTTATTGTAGAAGTGTTATCTGGAAATCCTATCGGATTAGTAGGACAAACAATTAGAAAAATTGAAAAACTAAATGATCCAGAAACTCAAGCATCAGTTTCTGAAGTAGAACCTTTTACAAGACAAGGAAAGCAATATTACAAATTATCACTCTTCATTGGATATGGTGGTGCATCATTAGTTGAGGGTAACTTTAAAATTACTCCTAGTAGTAAGATTGTTGAGGCAGCGTCTGTTGGATCATCTATCATAACTGTCGATTCAACGATAGGTTTTCCTCAAAGTGGATCAGTTCTTTCTGGTATAAACACAATATCTTATTCTGATAAATCAATTAACCAATTCTTTGGTTGCACAGGAGTGACAACTCCACTAAAACCATCTGATAGCTTATATTCAGATGAAATATATTTCGGTTTTGAAGAAGGTGATATTGATAAAAAGGTAGAATTTAGAATCACAGGAATTTTATCAAAATTTAAACAGACCTCAAAAAATGTAAATGTATCTGAGGGAGATATTATAGGTATTAAAAATTTAGGAGTTAAAGTTTTTAATCCCTCTGTTAAGAGTAGAAAAGAAGTTTTTGCAAATTCGTGGATTTATAATACATCCTCATTTTTTGAAGTAGAAAATATAGTTAATAAGTCGAATGTAACTTTAAAAACTGCAGTAGATAGATCAACCTTAAAATTAGGTGACTATGTAGAATTTGTAGATCGAAATGATCCTGGTGTAGTTGTATATCCTTCAGCGACTGATTCTCAACCATATGTATCAGAACTAGATGAAGCAAATCCACTTTCTGTAAAATTAAATGATGTTGATAATCTTGTATTTCTAGGAACGGAGAGATGGAATTTAAGAAAAAAATTAAATAAACCACAAAGCACAGTTCCTATATCTTTTGATGATGCATCATCTGATGTAACTAACGTATATTTTGATAGTGATAATGGTTATGCAGCATCTAACTCACTTCCATCAAAATTAAATCCAAATATACCAACTGCGCCATTTTTTGAGGATATAAATGCTGAATTAAATCAAGTTACCGTTGCAGATGACGGTTTAAAAAATTTAAATCCTATTACTCAAAAATATCAGGTAATTCAGGTTGTTGATACAGAGATTCCTTTTGTGACAGGAGATGAAATATTTTATGAATCAACTGGTGCAACTTTCAACCAGTTTGGTGAAGGTGATAATATTTTAACTACTGGTATTAGTACAGGATCATATTTTGTTCAGGTCTTAGGTAATCAGCAAATTAAATTATACTCCTCAAGATCCTTTATAACTGGTGGAACAGGACTAGAATTAGATTATCCAAAAAATAATGCAGGAGTTGCTATCGGTGTAACACACACTTTTACATTATATTCTCAGAGATCTAAAAAAATACAACCTAAAAAATCATTTAAAAAATTTCCATTATCACCAAATCTTGAAAGTGGTGGAGTTGACAAAACAATACCTGGAACTATAGGTAAATTGATAAATGGTGTTGAAATTTTTAACTACAAATCAAACGATAAAATATATTTTGGTCCTTTAACTAAATTAAATGTATTGTCTGGTGGAAGTGAATATGATGTTATTAATCCACCCAAAATAGTAATTAATGATGGTTCTGGATCTGGAGCATTAGCTCAACCTTGCGTAAAGGGAAGTGTGGTAGATGTTTTAATAGATCCCCTTACTTTTGATATTGATAGTGTTGTATCAATTGGTATAACAGGTGGAAATGGGTCAGGTGCTGTTTTAGAACCAATCATAGGAAAAAGATCAAGAGAGATACCATTTAATGCACAACCATTCTCAACAACGGATCAGTTTGGTATAGGAAATTCTGATGATGATTTAACATTATTAACATTTAAAGGTCGTCATAAT